CCTGATCCACGGTGACGGTATCCCCGTTCATCTGCACCAGGTGCTCTACAGCAGCGCTCCAGTGTTCAAGGGCGGTAATTGCCTGTTCAGTGTATTGTATCGCTTCCAGAAGCGCGGAGGGCGTTCTCTCACGCCACGCCTTATTAACAAGCTGCAATGCTGGTAGATGCCAGATATCGTGGAAAGAGTTAATAAGGGTGTTCACGATGTTCACGGTGTCCATAGTGTTAAGAGTCATAATGTTCCTTGGTATCAAATAGGGTGTCAAAGTCGCGGGTTAAATTGTTAAGGTGATTAACCGAAAGCCAGCCGCAATAATGTTCGTATGAGGAGAAATTAAGAATTTGCCATTTGTGAAGATTTGAAGAATCCACATTAAAGATTTTCATCTTCCTGGGTTTCCAGAATGCACCTGGGCAGCTATTGAGAATATCCTGTAATGCGCCCATCTCGTCAGGAGACATTGCAGGGCTATTCTCTTCAATTATTGTAGTTTGCCATTCACCAGGAACAGAATTGTATTCCTTCGAAAGGCGAGATAGATTTTGAAAATCAGATGTTCGTAATAATGATTGTGCGTTTCGTTCAAATTTTGTAACTACGTTACGTTTTCTTTTTCCCATTCATTCCTCGTAGAGGGAAACTTCCGTGTTTTCTCGTTAATGTCCATACTGCGTAAAATGCAAATAACCAATACATAGCGATGATCATAAAAGTTTCCCTATTGTGAGTTTTAGAAATTAGAGTAGATAAATTCTACATTGTCTCGTTCGATGTGTTTCAGCGTGAATGATAAATAGCTACTTTCATCATCTATCTCAATCACACCAATGTTGCGCAGCGCACGAAGCCAGAACCTGATCCCGTGATCACTTACACCGGATTTATCAGATAGTTCTCCGTAGGAAATGCGTGTCCTACGTCCTCTCCAGAACCAAACCAGGGCATGGTAAACGCCCTTCCCGCTATCGTTGATCTGTATCTGGTTTGTGTTGTTCAATTTTATGTATTGTATCAATTAGTCCTCCTGATTAGTTCCAGTGGCGTTGTATTGTGGCGATCCCTTTCTTCATTAGTTCAGCCGTTTGTCTTTGGGTCAATCCTTTGGATTTGTGTTCCTGTACTTCTTTACGGGTGTTGTTACCTTTAACTTTCTTTCTCACTTTCCCAAATTTCAGACATTCAATCTTTGCTCCAGGGAAATAATGCTCTTTGATGTATTCAGCAGTTGCCAGATCAGGTACTACGAACACCAGAGGGTGATCAGTGTCAGCATTACGGATAGATGTACGACTAATAAACTGGTAGCACCGTTCATAATTCATCGCGGAGCGTTGCTTCTGTTCAAATTCTTCAACATTCCAGCCGTTAAGCTCCGCATACTGCCGCCATTTACCTTGGAAATCTTTATCAAGATTACTGCAACCAAGAAACGCTGCATTGTGTATGTGCTGGTAATGGTTCAGGCCATAGGAAGCCATTGAAACACGGATACCACGGGAAGCATCGGTAAGAATTTCATCCCCTATCGTAGTAAACTGACACAGGGATTTATCTCTGTTGGTAGCGAAGATAAATTCACCAGGCACGCGCTGGATGATTTCCTGGAGATGTTCGTGAAACACTTTCTGTAATGCTGTCAAAGTGCATCTGTTTTCACATACGGCGACCAGGGAGATCGGTACACGCTTATGTTTACGTCTTTCAAGTGGCGGCTGTAAATCTTCACCAGCTTCCTCAACTTCGTATTTCGCCAGATGTTCAGCAGCCCAGGTAAACAAACTTCGAGAAGAGCCAGCACCTAAAAGTGTGAGTTGTTCAGCCCATTCTACAGATCTGATAATTGGAGACTCAGTGAAGGCAAACAGGTGTTTATTCTCTTCGTAGAGAAGTCCAGCACCCTGCATAATCGCCCAGAGCAGGCGCTTTAACTCAGCACCATTCGCCTCTGTTTCGTGCCAATAGTCGTAGAAATCTTCACGCTTATCCTCACTCAGGAATAACAATCCGTCCCGCTCTTCCAGCCAATCCAGGAATGGGAAATTTTGTTCCGTCCGTTTGGTATGCTGCACTTTGATGTAAGCGCCAAACATTGCATCAGGGATTTCATCAACAAAGATACTGAAATTACGGAGAAGGTTTTGAAGTTCCGTTTCAAGCGCTGCACGATAGCAGTAATGAATGAAACATTGATGTGTACAGATAATAACCGAATGCTGGAAATCGTATTCCAAGGTGGAAATTAGGTGTCTTACCGCTTCTGTTTCGGTGTCCACATGGAAACTCTTCACCCGTCTGTCTTTTAGTTCTTCCCTCACCTGTCCACATAATTCATGTGTTGGCATCACGAGAAGATAACGAGGGGGAATTGCTTCGGAGTTTGTTAATAAACTTGATTTGATGTAGTGCTGTAACGTGGTGGACTTTCCAGATCCGCAAATTGCATCAACGTAGGTTATTACTTTTCTTCTTTGGTTCATTTGTTTCCTCTTTGTTAAGGATTGTTGTTATTAATTCGCTCACCAGTGCGGCGGCGGCTTTATTTTCACGATTAGCCCGATTGATCAAAGCCTCGTAAGTTTCAGGGGTGAAGTTAATCTTCATTCTTTGGAATCCTTCTTAAATTCATCAAAACGGGATAGTGCTTCTTTAAACATCTGTTCACGTTCGAAATACTTTCGTTTTCTGGCTACGTACATAGATGCGTAGATTAAATCTCTTGTGGCTTTACCACTCACCAGTTCATAAAACACCTGGTCACTGCTGAAATACTTCATAGAAGATTGTCTCCTTATTCATTGTGGGGACTCACCTTGTCGGTGAGCTACAGACGCAGAAAAGCCCCCTCACCGAATGCCCAGGAGGAGGCTTAAAGGAAATCTGTAGAGTGAATTGTTGTTCTGTTTCTTCAGAACATACCTAACTATAACATACAAACGAACGTTTTGTCAAGATATTTATTGATCTATTTCAATGCCTTGCTAAATGTCAATGACATAATGTGCTTTATAGCAACATTAGTTAGTGGAAGTCAACAAGTTTTTATGGTAGTTTTGCCAACCGGAGAGGACGCTTCTACGATTGGCATCATTTCCGGCTCTTCATGCGAGTGAGCCGATCTTGTAGCTACGCTACATCGCACAATGAACCTGTTAACACATCATTTTAATGATAAGCCCTTTTACATAATTTTGATGTGTTGAGATCGTAGGCTCACAATGAACCAGCGATCAGCGGGTGAATGTCGCATGAAAAGGTATCTGCTCATGATCATCCTGCACAATGATGTATGTTCGAGGAATACGAGAACATAAGAGAGATAATTAATAACCTTAATTTAATTAAGGGTAGTTAGTAGTTGGTTTGTGTCAGTGAGTGAAGCGAACATGACAAGTTTCTATACAGGAAAAATCTCTTCTCAACAATACTTTTCTGTAGAAGTCACTTTCCTGTATAGCTATCCTCCATGCGCGTGATCAGCGCATACCAAATTGTACAGTCCACTTTATGGAGAATTAACCCTACATCCCTCGTTTCACTCATGATTGCGTGTTAATCGCGAATACTCGCCTCCATAGCGCCGGAAAAATCCCACGCTAATTACATTCTAAATACCCGCTAAACCCCAGGTAAAGCGATGCTTAATCTATTCCAAATAATCCACCAGTAACGCTCTCTGAGCGCCTTTCTCACTTTCAAAGTATCTTTCATCACTTATACGAAAGCCTTGCGCCGTGCGGCTCACAGCGATCATTGTCCACAATGAGCACTTTCATGATAGGTGCAATGTGCTGAATGAGTTTTCTAAATTGAAACGATGTTTCTTTTTCCATGCTGAAACCAGCCAATTCATTAGCATTCTAATCATTTCTTAGTACAATCAATTCAAATGAGAATCATTATCATTTACGGTGCAATATCCCTACCTCAAGGTTCTGTAGAAATGTGAGATAGAATACCTAACCTATTGATTTATTTGATACGCTACGCTTTATCTTCGCCCTTCGCCTCTCTGGTATGCAATGAATCTGCATAAACCGTGCATAGCCTCGCCAGGATTTGGCAACGTTCAAACATCTGTTTAGACTTGCCAACATTATGATTTTGTTCAAGATATTCCGAAATTGTTCGAATTTCAAACAGGAGTCCGTGCTTTTTCGCGTTCAGTAGTGCTGGAAATGGCGCAACCTTCCACCACTCCGTCAAAAAAATGTGAGATTGAATAGTTGTAACTTGCTGAAAATGATCATAATCTTATTTCACAGTTTCAAGATTTACGGAGATAAGCAGATGGCGACCACGAAGATAATCACCCAGGCAGAGGCTTTTAAGCTGATTAACTGGCTTGAAAGTCATAACAAACAGCTATTCGCAGACGTAGCGGTAACAATGGCCTCTTTATGCTTACGTGTCGGGGATACGGTGAATTTAAAGTTCACCCAGTTCAAGGAAGGAAATACGCTGGAAGTGCTGGAGAGTAAGACGTGCAAGAAGAAAGAAATCATCGTCCCTGCGAAGGTGTGGGAGATTGTAGAACGTCGCCGCCAGGCATTCCCGAAAGACGAATATGTTTTTACGTCACACAGCAATCGTGCATCAGGAAAAGCCCCTGTCAGCCGTGAACAGGTGAACCGTGAGATCAAACAGGCTGCGGAGAATGTGGGGATCAAAGGAACAGTAGGATGCCATTCTTTTCGCAAGTTTTCTGCCACACAGGTGTGGGAGAAGTCTAACGGGAATTTGGCTTTAGCAATGAAAGCGCTGAACCACTCAGATCCCAAAGTCACCATGAACTATTTGAAAATTGACGTTAAGAGCGTGGGCGCTGCCCTTGCAAACATTTGGGAGTGAGCAATATGAAACGCTTGATTGTACTGCCGCTGGCGCTCATGAGACTGAAAGGTTAACGCAAGGCGCACCAGAGCATTTGGAAAGCAATCAGAACACACCAGCAGTGAGGGTGCACTTGGTAAACTTGTAGTGATCATAAGTGAACTCACAGTACACATTACCCACACCTTGCAGAGATACATCCCCCTGATACTTTCTCTCTCGTGTGTCGGGATCAAATTGGTTGAGGTAAAACTCCCCAAACATACTAAAAAACTTCTTCGCCCCAAATCTGCTCACACGAAGTTCGAAACTATCTATATAACCAGATGAACGCATCTCGACGGCAATAATACGCGCGATGGCAATCGCCTCCTGTTTACTTAACCAGTTATTCACAAACAAGAACACAATAAAAGAGCAACCTAATGTTTCAGGTAATGCCAAGATAGAAACAATTAACATTATCACGCGCAGCAACTATTATTCCTTCTTTCAAGAATCAGACAGAAATCATTAAGAAAACTCTTAAAGTTTTTGAGGCTATATTTTAAGTTAGCAATCTTACCGCAACAACTTAACACAAAAACTCTTGGTAGGGATGATCCTTGATGCGTAAAAGTTTATTGATGTTGTTAGCTTCTTCTCTGCTTCTGTCTGGGTGTGCTGTATAGAAACAACAGGTTCTAACTGGTGGTAGCAAGTCTGATGGGACTGTAAAAACGAGTTATTCTTTCGGGATGTTCGCCCCCTAAAGTGAACGTCCAGCAAGGCGCTCAAGCAGCAGCACAGCGTTGCGCTGCATGTGGCTATTCTGGTGCTGAGCCTTTCGGCGGTTATACTTCAGTTTGTTCTCAACCATCCACAAGCGGATGTATGGAAACACTGGTCTCAATGGAGTATCAATGTACTGGCGATATTAAAAAATAAAATAAAGGGGACATCGCCCCCTTATGCCCTTGCCAACCATTTTGTAGGGATCTCTTCCCACTTTTTGCTTACTTCATCAAAGAAGAACACATCATCAATGCCATGCTCAAGGAGGTTAACTGTCTGAGTAGCTGTCGGTATATTCAAATCTTCAACAAGCGCTGACAACACGGTATTGATTTGATCACATCCGTCCCATTCAATAATTTTCTCTTTATGTTTTCCATGAAACCCATAGTGGATACGTAACTGCTTATTGGTCATTACCATCCCCCTACTGTTAGTATTATCCTGATACATTGACTCAACAAAATCTCGTTGCTCTCCAGTCAAGGTGAGTGTCTCCAAAGAAAGAGCCCACTAAATTGTGCAACTAATAGATTTTAGACGATATAAGCCATTTAGCACCGTGATGGGTAGCTTAAAACATGTTGTTAGCCGTTCGCGCCAGCTTGATTTCCTCTCGCTCTTCCTGCTTCTTAGCAAGCCAAGCTTTACCTTCTGGCGTAGCAAGGAATTTACGAGCGTGAATCTTACGGTTGTTGCGCTTAGTGGCTGCCTTATTCGTGGCTTTTGACATGATATCACCTCCGCTGAATCTGCCAGCGCTCAACGTACAGCAGAGAGACAGTACAACGAAAGTTACAATGGTGCAGATAATGGATGACCATTACGTGCCGTGTTGGGCACATAAGAAAAGGCGGCGCGTAGCGCTTCCGCAGGGTGTAATCCCTTCGCAGGGAGGATAAAGCCTTAGCACGTTCTCTTATCAGGTGATCGTTATACTCCGGTGATCGAAACCGTGGCAGAGCCGGATTCTTTCCCGATCCGGTTAGTCTTCCCAACATTACGCCTGTTTATTCTCTGCAACGTCATCTCGACGTGTAGCATCATTGAGCGCCGCACGAAGCGCGGAACGTATCGCTAAGGGTTCAAGTGATGTGTTTAGAGAGTCCGGCAACTCTTTTAGCTTCAAGGGATGGCATAATTTCTAATGCTGTTCGGGCTTGAGCCTGGTAACTACCCGCCAGTACGTTGTACAATACTTGAGCCGATACAACGCAAAGGCGTTTACCAGTGCTAACAGAAGTTACAAACCGTTAGATAAACATGCTAAAGAATGCTGTTTTTACGGGATTTTCTGTTGATGGTGCCGATAATAGGAGTCGAACCTACGACCTTCGCATTACGAATCAGAAGCACCACATTTAACTATCTGTTTTCACAAGCATTGACCGCATTCACACAGCCAATGCTGATGGCACAAACGGTAAGATGATGGATGATGATTTCTGGTGCATGACACAATCATGGCACAACCGTGGCACAAGAAATCACATCACCGGACAATCATCAAACTCACCTGTTCGTGCATCGTTGATGATGTAGGTGATCACCCCAAAGATTGCATCCGGGCTAGTTCCGTCATCGTGAACAGGTATCTGTTCGCGTCTGCCTGTCTGCAAATCCTCAAGGTGGGGCTTTGGATGATTGCGGTATCGCTTTATCCTGAGCTCACTTTCCATTCTGCAAACCAGCAAAGAGCCGTCGCATGGCGTAAGTGACGCATCAACGACAAGAAGGGCGCCGCTAAGGATGCCTTCCCGGTAGTGTGTCGAACCTGCTCGCATGAAGTACGTAGCTGATGGCCTCGATATGATGCGCTGGTCGAGTGATATGCGCTGCTCGACATAATCTTGAGCTGGCGATGGGAATCCCATGATGCACCTCCAATGAATACTGTATAAATAAACAGTACACAAAGGATTGAGGTTGATCAATAGGTGATCTATCAGCCTCTCGGTGTTAAAATCATTAGCATCATGATTTCTTTGATAAACAGATTCTTAATTGATATTTAAATATATAGCTTTTATTCATAACGGCGGATTATATGCTTACAGTCATTTCTAATAACCTTGTGATATTTGCAGCGTTACTGAGTGCTTTTGGTTTAATAAAGTGGCATAGCGAAGGAAATGCCATCTTGATCTTGACAGAGATTGTCATGATAGCGATGTGGCTGCAAATGGATTATGGCTCTATTGTAGAATTTTTAAAAAGAAACAAGAAAAAAGATGATTGATGTTTACTTATAGGGCAGATGATGCATTATATTAAAGAATATGCAATTTACTTTACTGTGTTATTGCTAACCGTTTCTATCGTATCAAAAATACTTAAGATAGAGCCAGACACCCACAAATATAGTTCTTTCGATGGCGCGAGGGGGATATGTGCCTCTTTAGTTGCTATATTCCATATATTTTGGAGAGATGGAGGCCCATCAACAGAGTATTGGTCACTTGATTACATATCTTCTAGCAGAGTAGTCCACTACATTCTTCTAACTGGTGAGTTATCAGTAGGAATGTTCTTTATTCTTTCTGCCTTTCTTTTTTTTAAAAAGGCTATGGCGAAGACATTTGATTATGAAAGATTCTATGTTTCACGAATCCTTAGAATTTACCCTCCTGTGGCTTTTTCTATATTAATGGTTTATGCGGCATCCTACGCAATCTCTGTAAACCATTCCTACCAGATTAACGACCTGATCCAGTCATTACCTTCGCTTTTCAATTACCCAATGACGCGTATCAATGATATACCTTTGGCAATAATGAACTCAGGTGTTTTATGGACAATGGTGTGGGAGTTAAGACTATATGTTGCAATCCCTATCATATTCATTATTTTAAAAAGATTCCCATACCCTAAAGCCTTTGTACTTCTTTCAATGGCGTATATTGTTTATCAATGGTATTTCGTTAGCAAAGATATTGAATTGAGTTATACAATGTACTTCCTGGCAGGCTTCATGGTTGCCACTGTAAACAAAGAGGTTAAATTGCACGATGCACTTAGTTCTATCGTACTTTTTGTCTCCGTGATTTTGATAGGAAATGCATATGATGTCATTACACCATTATTGATGATGATTGTTTTTTATACCCTCAAGTGTGGGTGTACTTACTTTGGCATTCTTACCTGCAAACCAATTAGGGTTCTTGGTGCTTGTAGCTTCTCAATTTACCTAATTCATGGGATACCTCAGGCCGTCTCCAAACATTATTTTTATGATGATGGTAATATGATCTGGAAATTGATTTCTATAATTGCGATTGGTGTAATAGCGCCAGTAATGTACAAATATATTGAGAAACCAACGATGAATGCAAGCCTGTTTACCACACAGAAGACCACCTAGTAGTGCAGCATACAAAAGGGGCTTGCCAGCCCCTTTGAGGTTATTTTTGGTAATCTTCATTACAAGTTAAAAATAGAAACATCATAGCTCTACACTTTTGTTCCATCGTATCTTTGCCATTGTCCGGTAGTAGCATTCCAGTTTATCTGAAGGCCTAAAGTTGTATCAAAGTATGTGAATCCCATTCCCACGCCAGTAGGTCTTGCAGATGTAGGTCCGCTATAAAACGTATCTGGAACCCCTCTACATGCTAATACTCTATTTCCAGTAGAAGGGTTTGTATTTAACGAAACTTTTGAAGTTAGGTTGTCATCGAACTGAATGCCAATGAGTTTGATGTCTGTGCATGTGTCAGCTGCATCAGTAAAACCAATTGGCTGTACATAATACCCTCCATATACATACGTTGTGCCCATCGCACCGCCTGTAAAGGTAAGTAATTTTGAATTGCCAACTACAACCCCTCCTGATTTATTTCCGTTGTAAATATTTCCGGTGAAGTCACATTGCTCTGCACTCTCCACGCGAAGTCCAAACGCTCCGCAATATGTCATTGTATTACTCGAGAACGATCCTGAATATGCATATTTCAGTGAAACGGCATCATCATTCGTATCTCTACCAGCTGAAATGGTATTTCCAGAAATGTTGTAGTAAGCAATATGTTCAAGATCTAGAGCTTTACCTTTAACTGCATCAAAGACGTTTTGTGTTATATGGACAGGAAAGCCATACCCCTTGTCATTTACTCCAAGCGCTGGCTCTGTGTATCTCATCTTGAGGATGAAGTCTCCTGAATACCCAATACACCCATTTATAACTGGATCTGTTGTATCCTCAAGATCTATTGGTGAAGACGATGAAAAACAGTTAAGCCACCTTGGCATTTCACTGATGTGGTTGAAAGTATTAAGCGTTGCCTTGCCAACAAATGGACTACTCCATCTTTGGCATAATACATAATCAACATAATGGAAGTTATCAGCCACAGTTCCAGTATTGTAAAAAAATGTTCTCCAAAATAGATAGTGTTTAATGTGACGAAAAACAAAAGCGCTTGCCAATGGAATATCTGAGGAAACGATAACATTTCGGAAAACGCCACCTGGCTTTTGCTGATAATCTTCCGGACCAGTTCCATTAGCTGTGAATATTGTAAATGTTGTGTCAGTACCTAAATACTTAATCTCTGTTTTCATGCCATTACCGACAACTTCCCAATATTCTGGAAGCTCTACATCTCGTGTCTTCATCGCGTATACCCCAGCATCTCTTAGCATTACGCGAGGTGACACCTGAAACGCCTTAGTAAATGCAGGGCTGTTATCAGTTATTCCGTTATCAGCCTTCCCTCCAAAATCCTCAAGAAATACGAAGTCATCAAGCTTGTCCTGCACGGTTCTGGCTATGCTTCCGGATGCAGAATACTGATAACCAATGAGAGATGACCCGATTGGTTTTGCTAAGTCTCCTCGCAGTACTGATTCTCCAACAGGAATCCATGCACCAACACCAGTCCCACCTGTAGAGTCAGGATTGGAAGCGGCTGGAACTTCTTTTGGCAATACTCCTGACCAGTAATACCAGGATTTAGTATCTTCATCCCAGATAAAATCAGATCGTGACGCTAAAGACCCGCCAGCGATAAATGTATAAGACCCGTCAATAAATCCTGATAACTTGTTATTTACTTCCTCTACAGAAGGAACATCTAAATTTGCTCGAGCCTGTGCAAAATCCTCTAGTTCTGAAAGGTTGTTCTTTGCACGCAACAGATGTGTAATAGCAAGCTTCTGGTCGGTACTGTTCTGATTGACCAAGAGCTGCGCTGTATCAAGTGTATCGGTCGCGGTTGGCAACTCAGTAAGTTTTACTTTTTGTTCGGCCATTATGCAGTCCTGTACCATCCAGCTAATTTAATATATTGGTTTGTAGTATCTATTGGGGTTGCAGAACCGGTTGAACCTGTGTCACCCGATATTCGGTGAGAATGCGCACCTATTGATATTGAATGCGCATGATTATCTGATGATGTTGTAGTTGACTGTGAAGAAATAATGTCATCGCTACTCCTATCCTGAGCGCCACCTGTTAATGTTCCAACGCTTTTAAGCCCAACCGTGTGTGAATGAGAATATGTGCTGGTTGTTTTGCTCCCATAATCGAAAGAATCTGAGTTGACATCAATCGGATGTGTATGTGGTGCAAGATTGGATGCTGTAATCGTAATGCTGTCGCTACCCCCTATTTGCAAGGTGTCGCTTCCTGAGTTATTGGCAAGCCTGATTGTCCTTCCTGCGCCTGGTATTCTGGCCCATGTAGTTCCTGGCCATATGACATTTGGATTTGTTGTATTAGTAAAAAAATGAGCGCTTCCGATTGGATATACACCATCAACAATTGCTTTGAGCAGAGTTGAAACGGTAAGAGACCTGTCATTTCCTGACTGATTTACATGCAACAAATCAGTCAACGCTGCCGAAGCGGCTGCTGGCAAATCTGTTAAATATTTTAGAGTGATATCTGCCATTAAGCCCCCTCAAGCACTGTCACGCGTGCTTTCAGGTCAGCTATTTGCGCGTATAAGTCGTTAAGTAGTGTATTGAGGTGATTGGCTGCGAGCTTGCTACCTGCTGAGATTGATCCATCTGGCATGCGAACGGGAGGCACAAACCCGCTGGCAAGAATTTCATCTGGAATTGGTTCTTTGTTTTTCTGCCCGTCCTCATAAGTGACGTCAGTATCTGCAAATGATGTGATAGCCATTTAATTTCTCACTTAGGCATAGCGCCGCAAAGCATCGTCCCGGTGACGCCATAGTCGCGGGAGAAGATAAGAAGGTAATCGTCGTCAGCGACGCCGAGATATGAGCCGTTTACTTCGAGTACACCTGACACGGACCCAGCCGCGTCAAGATATGAGCCAGCAATGAATACAGACCCACGGTTAAGTCCAAGCGCCGTGTCGGTGTCTACCTGCATTGCTGTGTTATCGCCGACCTGTAACGCTTGGCCTGAATTGGTGTCTATTCCCGCCAGGGAGAAACCGTTGAGCCCATAATCATGTGTTGAATATGCTCTGACACCAGCCACAGATGCGCGGTCGACGATGGCGTTGATGTTTGTGGGGACATAAGGTCCGGTTGCGTGAACGCTGAATGCGGCAGGATAGAGCTCAACCAGTTCGACATCAGTACTTGAAGTAGTGGTTGCCGTTACGACCATGACGTTATCTGGTGTTCCGCTGAACGCAGTCGCCAGTTTCGCCTGCATGATTTCCCGGCGATAATCATCGTCAGACATTCCATCACGACCGACATCAACGTACTGTCCGAATCTGTCCAGCTCTATGCCGTGGGCGTTGTATATGCTTTGCGTCAGGTAGATGTATTTGGCGCGCGCTTCAATTTCAGGATGAAGTACGCCAACAGCAGCAAAGAGATCTGGAACCTGTCCTCCTTTTTTAAGCCAGTCAGTAGGCCTTTGTCGTATCAGCGCAAGGAAATCGATATCAATCCATTCATCAGACACCTGTGACCTCCACATTGGCAGCGGAGAACGAAGCAAATGAGTTTTCAGCAACGGAAATGTTACTTTCTGCAAACGTAGTTCCGTCAGTGCTGACGGTGATGGTCATTTTCCCGATGCCGGTGGTATTTGCGTATATATAGCCATAAATGCGCTGGGTAATAACGTCATCACCAAGTCCAAGGGTGGCACCGTAAGCCACAACACCTTGCTTTATAGCGTCCACAACAGCAGCTGGTAACGGCTCCTCAGTATCCAGAAGAACTACGTCAACTTTGACATAAATATCCACTTCTGTAGGTCTTGAGAAGTTCACGATATGTGGTCTCTCGTACCGGTCATACACAGTGATCGCAATTGAGCCGTATGTCGCTATACCTGCACCTTTGTACTTCCAGATTGCGTCAGCAATGTCCTGCTCAAGACCGCCAGAAACGATAGTGTGGATGGCTTTTGGAGGAATGCTGTCGACTGTCGTCATGGTGTCGTTTTCAATGACTTTGGCTAAGGTTACGCCGCTGACTTCCGTAATCAGGCGAGTCTCAATTGCTGGGATGGTTGCCGCACCGCCAGATGATGCCCTGCTCTGGTATAAACGTTGGCGGTAATCTGTGTCTGATTCGCGATCTGAACCGGTGGCCCCCTGAACGAGGTTATTAACTCCTGTCCATCCGGTGATCGCACTTACAGGATTGTTTAATCCACCAACAGGAACGACAATCGGACCTGCTTCAGTAGCCTCAAAGATTGCCGGTGAACCAATTAACTGCCACGCCAGCCCAGCGCTAAGCGACACTGCGTAACCTTCAATAAGGTTTTCAGAGGTGAGTCTGATTACTGAGCCGTTTGCTGTGGCTGAATACTGGCTTGTTGAGTCCACTACTGCGGCAAGGCCTGTAGCAATGGTGTTTACCGTGTCTCCTGCAACTTTCGTGTAGGTATGATCAACGCCAGCAATCCGTACCGTGTAACTGGTTTGTGTGTTGTTAGATACCCTCACCTCTCCATCCAGAAGCGTCGAGCGTGAGATGGTATAATCTGCCGTCAGTCTGAACTGGTAATTACCGAAAGAAGCTAAAGAACCAGAAGGAACAAGTCGTGATTCAGAGCCATAAATAACGGCGTTCACTTTTGTCGTGGTTTTGCCATGCCGGGTAATCCCACCCATCCAGTCGCCAAGAGCATCAAGAGCGAATCCCTCAGCAGAAGCAAGAAACCGGCTAGCCCACAACTCCTCTTCAGTTTCGAAGTGAATTGCGTTTTGCTCAGCTTCAATTCCGATCCACTGTCCGGTGGTCGAATCAGCCTCTCTGTTAATCGGCCCGACGACCGTTTCCATTGCATCACCGATTTCCTGAACCATCTCCGGTAATGTCGGCTTGTCAAAGCCTGTCGCAGTAATGTAATCAGCCATATGCACCTTATTTCAGGCATAAAAAAGCCCCGCACATTGGCGAGGCATATTGAAGGGATTATTTATCAGGGGTACTGCACCAACCCGTACTCAGTGTTGGCTGTAAACTCTATGCTCAGCTTTCGCTCTGCCCGGTCAAAGTTGTAGGTAAACTCAACTATGCCGGTAACACCTTCTACAGCGAGGATTTCTGTACGGATGGCTGATAGCGCACCATTAAGTGTTACCTGCTTACCGAGAATATCTTGTAAGTACGGCGTTCCGAATTGACTATCAAGGAACCACTCTCCGCGCCACAGGTTAAGCCTGAATTCTACCTGCTGCCTGACGCGCTCAGCTCCATCTACGTACTGAAGAAGGCCGTTAGTGAACACGACTTTGTTATCTGTAAGTCTGAAATCAATCATTAGTTCTCCGGGCCTCCTGTAGTGCCACCGCTATCACCCTGGTGACGGTGAGTGCCTATTCTGATGCCATTGATAACCACATCACCAATCACCTGCATCGTGCCGGTTATGGTAGCTACCGATGTTTCACCGCCCGAGCCAGTCATGCCGCCCTGGTAAGTGAACAACTGCTCAACGGTCATGCTTCCTTTAACGGTATGCAACGGTGTTGTTTCTTCCACCCCACCTGGAGCATTAATGGTCATTTTCCCGTTGGCATCGATAGCAATGAAGGCATCGCCAAAATACATTCTCACGTCATCGTTGCCAGGGACTGCATCACTATAACCAGCACCAGGGATAACGTATGAGTCGATGATGTCGAATCGCCTTGTGTCGTCGCTGCCATCGGTTGCCTGCTGGCAGACCACCAAAAGGCATTTATCACCAGCCTGGACGGGGCCTTTCAATCCGGCCTGACCGTTTGCAAACTGCGGCCACACCATACGCAAATCGGTCAGTACCGGATAGGCATTGGTATCGCCATCTGCGTATATTTTCTCGCCATCTGGCTTTACCGTTACCTTGCCGCCTGAGTAACTAACCACAGTGCATGGAAGTGCTGTGTTTACCGTGTCCATTTCGGAGCTTACAAGCCGCCTAAGCGCTTCTACTACATCACTGTTATCAGCCATCAGATAAACCTCAATAGCGCTTCCACGCTCCATTCCTGCCCGTGCGTATCTCCGGTGTAATGTGCTTCTTCAACACGGAAGAATTCCCCATCAATTCCGCGAGATTTAAGCTGAACATAAGCACCAGGATAAATGGCAGGATTGAGCAGTGATTTCACCCGGTAGCCCTGCACCTCAAGAGTGACCCGGTCTTTTAGCTTAGCCGTTGGGTCTTCTACATCCACAACCGTCCTGACGATCCCTTTCTGACCGTATTTGATGCCCTGCTTGGCTGCCGTCTTCTCGGTCATGGTTTTTGCTTCACGGCGGGGATATCCGATCATGCCAGTGTCTTTCGACAGCACGACAGCCGTGTCTGCATAGACGCCACCCTTTTTGATAATCTGTATTTCGCTATCCTGAGCGCTCCACTCCAGCCCAAGATAATTACAGACCCTGTCCATAGCATCACGCACCCTACCGTTATAGGCATACCCGCCGACGTACTGCTTATCCTGAACCTTGCTGATGCTCTTCTTGATTGGCAGTCCGAAGTTCTTCGCCACCCCATCCAGTACGGTCATTGCTGACGTATTTGGAGGGAAGGAAACGCTTATCTTGGCGTCGCGTAAAGGTATGACGCTGTCCCTTAACTCCATCTCCGTGATGATGTCAGGACCGTCCTGATACGTCAGGCTACGGCATGTGGTGCCAGTGAAGATGGTGATAGCGCCGATATCATTGACGTAACCAGCCTTGATGATGACCACGTTATTTACTGTCTCCATCAAAGTGATAGTTGTGGGCGCGGCGTTGTAGATTTTGAGTGATGCTTCGTTGGCGGTTTTGCTGGCTGTTTTGGTGATATCGAACTCAAATCGCAGGTCTTTAATGCTTACTGCCTCACCCTGAGGCTGACCTACGATGATTTCACCCGTTCGCAGAAACAAACTCATCTATTTCTTCCTCAGTGGCATACACCAACAGGTGATCGCCTCCAATCGAATCGATATCAGGGCGTACCTTTTCACCATACGTACGGATGAAGTAGATATCTCCTGAGAAGTTATCGAAACTGAAGTTCTTTAAAAGCGGGTAATTCTGTACAAGCTTAACTCCGGTTATGATCGGCAATGACTCACGGTCATAGATACCAAGCGACCAGAAGCCAAAGCGTTCATTCCATCGCAGGCGAAGCGTAACCGGTGTATCGTCGAAAACAGCCTGCAATGTCTGGTCAGTAAATCCAGCCTGAAAATTTAGTGGGGTCATGGGGTGACATTACCTATGATGTTGCCGAGATATTCCTGAAGTTTACCGCCCGAGCCAGATAACCCATCCAAAGCCTGACTCAGGATTGAACCCGTATTCTTGCCAACGTTTTTGGTTGGCGTAGCCCGGTTAGCCGTAGCTGGGTCTGCTGAGTTTGATGTTCCGGCTTTAGCAGTAGCGCCATTACTGGTCGTATCCGTTTTCCTGACGCCTACACCAGGAGGAACCTCTGTCGTAGCCGTGCTCACGATAAGTGCCTGCACTGCATCTATCGTAAAATTGACCGCATCACCATCATCCACCCTTCTGGGAATGTTAATTCCCTGAATGAGCATATTCTCATAGGTGTAATTTTTGGTGTATATGGTTACCAGTTCGTTTGAAATATAGAGCGAGTCAAGCAGCTTGATCGCTGTGTTAACCCTGTCTTCCCCGTCGAAGCCGCTATCCAGAGCGTTTGCTGCCTGAGTTAACACCCCTGTCACTGGTGCATTACTTATCATGCCTGCAACGGTAATCTTTTTCGGCTGACGGATGATGTGATCTGATATTGGCGACCCGTTTTCTACGGGATTCATTGTCACATCGCGTGTCCACTCATGGGTCTCCTGGTCCAGCGTGTCAAACTCAAGATTGCCGACGCCAGGGTCATTAAGCCTGAAGGTGCTATCGCCTGACGAGTTCCAGAGGAAGCCAAGCACATCAGTTGCCATGCTAACCTCCAGTGTTGAAGTTTAATGTGTTACCCAGCGCATTCCATCCGTAGTCACTGAATGCTGATTTGGCGCTATCCTGAAGGAATTTAACCTGCTCGTCAGACGTTCCGGCAGGCACTGAGATATTGCCGATGTTGACGTCTATCTTAGGACCAGACGCTGCTGATGGCGGTGGCAATGCAAGAGATTGATAGCTGGGGAGTAGAGTATTTCCACCTTTTGCGTCCTGGTTGAAGCCTCGCACGCCAGCAAGCGTATCTGACCACATTCTGGGGATATCAAATGCACCGTTTGTTTGTGCATTTCCCCATGACGCCCACTTGCCTAAATCTTCAACAAGCCATCCTGCCTTTTCCTTCAGCCATGGTGCAAATTTTGTAGTCCCAATCTTATCTCCAAAATCCTGAACCTTGTCCTGACTGGAGTTAAAGAAGTTGGCGAGACTGTTGAGAACATTCAGCGCCCATACAGCCATATCTTTCATGTCGGTAAGCGCGACTTTTAGAGAGTTAATCGAATCGGTGTACTCAGATACAGGCCCGATCATGTCTCCAAGAAGCGACTTGTTGCCATTAAGCCAGGAGTTAACGTCCTCACCAACAAGAAACAGAGCTGCAAGTGCAGCTATCACCAAAAATACAGGGCTTGTGAGTGCGGTAAATGCTGCGGATAAGAGATAAACAGAACCTACAAGGCCTGCTGCGCCAAGAGCTACTCCAAGCAGTTTTACGGCATTCTCTGCGCCACCAAGAGCATCGATAACTGAGTCCAGTGCATACTCGATTTTATCAGCCATCCAAAGGAACTTATTTGCCACCCATGTCACCGCTCCGCTGCTGCGGTTAAGTCTGTTGATAAACATCGACCATCTGTTGTTTACCAGTACGAGCGCCTGACCAATGGTCATTGGCATTTGTTTAAACTGGTCGACGAATTGCGGGAGGACTTTAATCAACCCTTCAGCAAGCATTTTACCCGTTACCTTGCCGGTGGAGATGAAAGCCTTAAGGTTGTTGTTAGCCCCTGGGATGGCTTTACCGAGCGCCCTGAAAAGGTCAGGAGCTACATCGATAAGCGTATTCATCTCTTCCATCTGGACAGCTGGAGATCCAATTGCCTGACCAAGCTGGAAGAAAGCCTGCCCCTGCGCAACGGCTGTTGAGCCAGAAGCGGCAAGCGCTATGGATACTGCATCGGTGAGCTGTAAAACCTGCTCCTGGTCTTTATAGAAGTCCTGAGTGGCGTTACCAGCCTTAATGTAAAATGATGCGTACTCTTCAATGCCCTGCCTTGCTGCACTTGCCCTTTGAGCCACAGTGTCGAATGCTTCTGCGCCGGTAGTGATAGTCTGTGGCAGCATTCCAATTCGAGCCTCCAGAGACTGCATCTCGTCAGCAGTTTTGGCAATGTTTGAGATGGTTACAGCACCGAATACCGTAGCAAGAACACCGCCAAGCGCATTGAATGACTGAATGGTTTTATCGACCCTTCCGTCTACCCTGTCCAGCCCTCGACCCACACTATCTGAGCCAGTGAGCCCAAGGCGGATCAGAAATTCTCGAATAACCATTTACTTCTCCATTGGCGTGTTCAGATAGTCGGTCATCTCTATGAGGGCGTTAAGCTTGAGCAGGTCTTCGCATGTGATTAATCCTGACTTCACCTCTGCAACCGTACACATATTTCTCATTATTGGACGCCACACCCATAGCTCTGTTTCAACGTCTTCCCTTAGCTTTCCTGGGTCGCGCTTTTCGCCAGTGACTGAACCCGATTTGCCAGCTCTTCTGGGCTTAACCCAAACAGGGTGAGAACTTTCGTAAAAAAAGGGGTGAAATTGAGCTTCAGTACTTCCCAGCACAGCTCGAAGAAGTCGAACAGCGTGTCTACGGTGAACACAAGGTTCATTGCGTTAGGGCTGTCAATTTTCTTCTCGTCAGTAACGCTGAATGTTGATGAGTCGCGCAGGATAGGGATGATTACTTCCTCCAACGTTTTCTCATCGATGCCGGCCAGTAATTGAATGGCGTTTGCATCACCGCCTGAAGCCAGGCCTTTATCAAGCAGCGTTTTTAGTTTTACTAAGTGCTTTGCCGCAGCGAAGGCGTTCATTTTGGCGGCTTTAAACTCTTTGTCACCGATATGGAAGGTAGCGAATTCCTGAGACATATGGACCTCAAAAAAAACCGCCCGAAGGCGGCATTGTTAAACGTTGTTACCACCGAGGGAGAATTTCAGGTCAGCACACTCAAAGGTGTAAATGCGTTCACCAACCTCGTTAGTTGAGAAGGCCACGTCGCCAAGCTGATAAAGCCACGCCTGGCCTGCTGCGATAACAGTGCGACCAGAGAAGTCAGTTACTGATACCGGATACACTGCCTTGCCGTCCTGCGTTAATGAATCAAGGTTCATCAGTGCAGATAGTTCGTCGTTTGCCGCGGATGTCTGCAAAAGATGAAGCTCGATCTGCCCGCGCTTATCCGTTACGCGCGCGCGACCTACTGAGCCATCGAGACCTGCGCGTGATTCATAGAAGTTGGCGTTCTTACGAGCAGTAATTGAGTCTCCATCACTGAAGCCGGTTAATAGAAGCGGGCCGATAGTGACAAATACTTCTGAGCCGTCATAAGAGCCAGTTAATTCAGCAGCCATAATTAGCCCTCGTAGCTATAGGTGAGTGAGCCTTTGATTTCGACCACCTGGATTGCGCCAGCCAGAAGCGCCACAAACTCGATATAGAGAGTTCGGGTAGCTTTGATATCAGCAGAAACGTCGGCTGCATTTGGATAAGTGATACGGAACCCAGGGATTGTGTTGCCTTCGCTGTCACGCTCATCAGGAGCGATTCCACCTGCCTGCTGCCCCTGAATAAGTGAACCGTTCAGGTTGTTGACGATGAGGGCAATACCGCCGTTGGTGTAAGGCACCTTCTTCTGGCGGATCACCAGAGAAGCCATATTCTTCTGAATGGTGTCTACAAGCCAGTCACGGAATCGCACAACATCAATCCATTCGCCAGATGCAACCTTGCCTTTGTTTATCAGGTAGGTATTTTCGGCGTACTGCTCGTAAGCATTGGCGTTCTTCTGGAAGATGTAGCTCTGCTCTGTGTCGCTGAACTTGCTAGGCGTGATGGATGCCAGTGTTTTAAGCGCCCACGTTTCGCCACCGGGCGCGATGGTGAAGCATCGACCCATCCATGCCATTTCAGGATACTCAGTCGCTGCTGCCTTGTGAGCAATCAGATCTGTACGCAGATATTGCAGGTCCTGCAACTGCGATGCGATATCGTCATCAGCAGACGTCCAGATATCAGCAGTATCGCTGCATGCGAAGAACAGTTTGGTCTGCGTCTCAGCCCATGCTGCTGCATCCTGAATTAGTGCGTCACCACGCTCTACCAGAGCAAAGCCGTACCAGCCCGGGTCTTCCTGCTGAATGGCGTTAAGGTCCGCTTCTAATCCGTCTGCTGAGCCTGCGGTTGCGATTGACAGGTTGGTCACTGGCTTAACGATGGTTGCTGTCTCAGGAACTTTCACTACCAGGTGCAGCCCTTCAGCATCAGCGGTGCTGGTAAACAACGCATCAACTACAGATTGTGCCGCCAGCGCTGTTTTCAGACCGGTATATACGTCAGAAGCATCATCGCCGCTCGCTGCGGTGTACGTTACGGTGGTGCCATTCACGCTGAATGCGAAAATGTTGCCCATTGTGATCGTCGCGTTGGTTACTGTCAGATCAACAGAAACGGCGTTTCGGCGACCTACCCATGCCTGATTTGGGCGCGGGGTCTGACTAAATACTGCTGAGAGCGCTTTGAGCGTCTGCGGGTCAAGTCCGTCCTGCTGTGCCGCACTGTAGCTTGAATATTTCCGGATTCGCTCACTGAATGCCGTTGTAGGCGAAACTGCAAGTGGAATGCCGAATGACGCCTTCGCGATACTCGCTGTGTCCAGCGAAATAGTCACGTTGGCAATTTGACTTAATGAGGCCATTAAACCACCTTTAACTCGTTTAAAATTGCAAATTCGCCGTGTAAAGCTATAGCGAAGAGGTTATAAACCCACGCAGCTATTGCGGCATCCTGATAACTACCTAGTGATTTGTATTTTCCATCCACGCCAATTCGAGCTTCATACTGTTTGTTTGGGCGGTCATTTCGTTTGTAAACGCCTTTGAAATCAGTGGTCTTTTTGCTTGCGCTTATAGCTCTGTGTCGCGTGTTTTCTTCACGGCTTGCAGGCCTCAAATTGCACCATCTGTTATCTGTTATCACGCCATTCACATGGTCAACCTGATCAGGAGGCCAACTTCCAGTCATGTACAGGAAAGCGAGGCGATGAGCCAAATAGAGCTTCCGCTTAACCGTCATGGTAAGGTAGCCATTAGTGTCTGCGCATAGGCTTACCTGGTCTCCACTTCGAATGCCATTACCGGCGTCTGAGCAGTGCTTCCATTGGCCTGTTTCCGGATCGTAGGTGCGCAAACTCCTCAGCTCTTCAGCGCTGATTGACTCAAGTGCCATTGATGAAACTCCGTGTTGATTAGTCGGATGTGACGGCGATAGTGAGGTGTGTTTCTATTCCGCCGATGTCGCCTGTCGCATCAACGGTTTCTATGAGCCCTACGTTATCCATGTACTTGCCGGTGTAGCGGAATGTAAGGTCTACATTCGCCATCGCTTCGAAGTTTGCTTCATCTCGCAGACCTGTAAGGTCGTTAACCTGGGCGCTGTTTGCGATAATGAATTTTTCTCTGCGCATCAGGTAGCTTGATGTGGTTTTACGGATGTTATTAATCAGATCGTCGCAATGCTCTCGTGCGCTTCCGCCGTACACATTAACCATCACCGTTCCTTCTCTAACGCCATGTGACGGCATTACACCCTCATCATCTACTTCGCCATGCTCATCTCTGCCAATGGTCGTACGCGTTGATACACGAAGCGTGGCATAAGGCAGAGGAAGCCGGGAGTTGTTCTGATTGGCGTAAGCGAGAGGCACGGGTAATAGCTGGGACAAAACACGGTAAGCGGCAGACTCTACAGCATCAGGAACGAAATTTGACACTGTGGTTTCAGCCATCGCGTTTCCTTACCACATAATATTTATAGTGGGGTATGATTCCGTTTTGCCATGGTTCACGGTGCTTAACTTCGTAGTTAAAACCATCAATAACGACAAGTGCAGGCTGAGCCATGGGGAAATCATCAGTAATCTGAAGCTTAGTGTCGCTGTACAGCCGGCGATAATCAGTTAACCTTCTCCCTTCCTCTAGGCTCTCAATCTCCTGGGTATCTTTGATGCTTTGCACGCTGAAGTAAGCGGTTGACTCCGTCATTACCCCATCAACAATCACGCCGTTAACCAAAGTCGACGGCGATGGAGTATATACCTGATAAGGCCTGCGAAACGGATTGCTCATTGTGACCTTCCATAATCATGAATGGCGAAGGTGACTGAATTAAGCATTACGCCAGTGTCTATAAGCGGCTTTGATGACCCCTTCAGCGCTATCGTCACTGGAGAGTTTGGGGTCCAGGCGCCTCCAGAGATGCTCTTCTTGACGCCATCCACCATAAATACGCCAGCCGCATTCAGAAACTGAGAAAAGGTAGCTCTACCGAGGAGAATTTGCGTTACTCCATTTGTAGCGAACCTTTCCAGCCGAGAGACCGATGCGTCGAAGTATGTGCGCATGAATGGGCGTGATGGAATTGTCCTCGTACCGAATTCGTTCCATGCTGCGTATTCAGCGACAAGCACTCCATCATTGATCTCACCCTTCTGGATACCGACAACTACCTCTTTGCTTCCGGTTGTCTTGAGCTCTTGCCTTAACCTTTCCCATTGCCGCTTGTTGTCTGTGATTTTTACGGACACAAGCATCCCCCCACGACTCCGCGAGTCATAATCGAGAATCCTGCCCCCCTCTTCTTGCGGAGCAGTTGCAGCAGGTTTCCGTATGTAGTCCCGCTGAGGTAACTGGAATCACTTGATACGTTTCCATAAGTGATTGCCAGATCACCTTCCTTGCGTGAGAGGATGCGACCAGATGATGTGGAACCGTTATCAGAGTAACCGCCAGGCGATGCCATGATATGGGCAGCCATTAGAGCCAGAGCCACGTTATATGCGTCTCCGTACTCGTCTTCGCAAACAAAAAGTGATGCCAGGTCGATGTAACCCTGAACAACCTCATCAGGAACAGCCGCAAATTCAGGCGCTAGCTTGCGGAAGATTTCCAGAGGCGTAAGACCTTCAAATGCGGCAATGTTCATTACTTCTTGTCCTTCTCTTTTTTCTCTACCTGACTGGCGGTTACGGCTTCATCTTTATTAGCGAGTCGCAGCTCACCTTTGGTGATGGATGCCTGCACCGTTTTATTGTCCTTCCAGGAATCATCTACTTCGGCAGTCTGACCCGGAGCCAGTTTCTGGCCTGCGATGTAATACAGTCGTGCTGATGCGTTAGTAATCTTCATTGGTAATCCTTAAGAAAAGAGGCCGAAGCCTCTTAAATGCCTTTGATGAGATGCAGGGTCAGCGGCAGGTAAACCTGTACGCCGGTAGCGCGGCTGTGACATGGAATCTTGAACGCCAGGTTGTTAGCCTGAGGTGGCAGTTGTTCGAACGGCTGCGGGATTTCCATGGATGCGTTATCAGCGTTACGCTCCATTACCAGGGCAGCCTTAGTGCCTGCGCCATCGATGTCTTCCAGCTCGTTTACACGAATCCACTGCATACCCGGATACTGGGTGTTGAAGAATGTCATGTAAGACGTGTTGGTGTTTGGCATTGCCTTAGCCAAAATCTTGAACTTGCTTGGCGGAAGGCCAATTACGTTCGCACCATGCAGTCCTTTGGTGATTGTCTCGATAGCAGATACTGCGTCCTCAAGCTCACCAGACGCGATCTCGCCAGTAGTCCAGCCAGCAGAGGTGGTTACTGGAATGTTTGGATGTTCCAGAACGCCGACGATCTGATAATCATCATCGCCGTAGAACGCCAGGTCATTAACCTTCACGTCATGTGCTCGGCGGGCAGCGTTAGCCAGACGAGTTGGCAGATTCTTACCGGTTGCCTGTGATGCTCGGATTTCCATCAGGCTGTATTCGTAGAAGTTACCCAGGCTGAACACCTTGCCAGTTTCTTCACGATAGTTAACGCCGACATTTGGCAGGTCATCAGAGTAGTCAGCAATGATGCGCGCCATGCCTACTGCATCCCATACGCCGTAAGTGAACGTTTTGGCATATGAAGGGATTTCTGATGTCACCGGGAAAAGAGTGGTCGCAGTCAGTGCAGGGTATTCGACTTCGTAAACCTTGGTTTTAACGTAGTCCAGTTCACGAGCCAGGAAGATTGACTCGCCTTCATCCAGTCGAATGCCGTTAGCCGCCGCGCCGTGTTCAATAGCGAACAGGTCCGCTTCGTCGTAATTCATCTGTTCCATTATTGTTCCTTATGCGGTTGGCTGTGTGGTCTGGTTGCGGATTTGAACTTCAGCCAGGTTAACTGTTGCGCCAGCGCTGTTTTTGAAAGTGGTGAACTTACCAGTAAACACCCAGCCCAGAGCCAGGGAGCCACCAGTTGCTGCAACCTTGCCAGCGTCTGCGCCAGAGGTCAGAACGTTAACGCCTGCACCCATGGTTGGTGCTGCTGATAAGGTGGTTACCGCCCAGATTCGGCCCCATGTCATTACGTTGACGGCATCACCATTCTCGTACTGACCGGTTACGCAGCCGTAGTGGCTGAAGCGGCAGATACCCATCAGGTTTGCTGCATCGCCAGACGCAGACACTTGTTTAACTACGCGCTTGTCGTTAGCGACTGATACGCGAGCCACCACATAACCAGGCTTGATAGCGCCTTTTGCTGCGTTGCAACCGTCTGTGATTTGATGGGTTGAATCTGAACGCATGCCAGGCATGGCGATCTGCATGTCGTTATCGTAGGAAGTCTGAACAGGCATTATGCTGTCTCCTTTTTGCCGTGCAGGCGGTCGAGGTATTTTTGGCGAGCAGCGGCAGAGCCTTTAGGTTCAGCGGAGTCATCGCGGGTTTGGGCTTTATCCTGATTGACGATTTTGCGCTGCTGCTCCATAGGTGCTGACTCAATCGCCATGTCGAACGCGACGTTGATATAGGTGTCGTCTTTGCCGTCGAGCTTGATAGATGGCTTCAGCTTGGCTACAACCGCTTTCTTGACGGCAATATCATCCAGGCCATCACACTTGATGCCGTGTTTCTCTGCTTTTGCTTCGAGTTCGGTGCGAGCTTTGATGGTTTTCTTTGCATCTTCGCGAGCCTGCTTCAGCTTGTTTTCAAACTCTGCTGCGTCAGCTTTCAGAGTGTCGCGCTCTGCTGTGATGGTGGAGATGGTTGTTTGCGCTTCGGACAGCTTGGTATTAGCGTCCTCTGCATCCTGTTTAAGGGCGTTGAACGCCACGACGACTTCAGGAGAAGCATCGTACTCAAGCCCGTTGTCGAGTCGCAATTTCTGCATTGTTTTACCTTTTGGTTGGTTGTCGTCATCGTCTAAGGTGATTTCTTCATCACCGTCGAGATTCAGTGTTGCTACATCACCGGCCCGGGCTTTAGATACGAGGGCGAGATGATTGATGCGGATGTTTCGCTGAACGGCGTCATAGGGCTGACCATTCCATTCGCCTGGAGTCTCATCTAGGTCGAGTCGGTAGCCGAGTGATAGTTGCTTTGTCCTGCCGCTGGTTGCTGAGTTAATGGCGTTCTCGTCATACACCATGATTGGCACTTTGACGTTTTCACCATCCTGCCTGCCTGGCTCAAGCATGGTTCCTACCATGTGCTTTTTGGCATTACGGGAATTAACTGCCCCTGGGTGACCGATAGTGATCGGCTTGCCTTTGAAACTCGCCAGTGAATCAGCATTGAATACTTCTTCAGGTGGGCGTAATTCACGACGCACTGAGCCATCAGGATTTCGGTATAACTGGATGCCAACGCGACCTACTACCGGTACGTCCTCCAGATAGCCATCTTCGTTTACGGACGCACGAAGCTCTCCCACATCGAAGCGAGATACTGTTTTCATGTTTTGCCTTATCGTTGTTTGGGTGGTGGCAGCGCTTTCCCTGTTGAATGAGATGCACAAGGTTGATAGCCTGGCCATCCCTTGCGCTTACGCTCACACCCTTGGCATTTGCATTCAATCTTCATTACTCATCCCCGATATCGAAAACTGAACCAGACCAGTCAGGCTCTGCGTAACATCGACACCGGACAGGTTGCCCGGGATGCCCATCGGGAGGTGGGTTGCTCCACTTGTAGGAGTTTCCCTCTCGCGCTCTGTGCTCTGGCCTCTCGCGTTCATCCAACACGCCTCGCCACTTATACCTCTTCACCCCAGCATCAGCCTGGCGCTGCTTTGTGAGCGCCGCGTTTCCTTTGCCTATCTGGTCAACTGCTATCAGCTTTGCGCGTCTCTCAGTGACGCCATAGCGCTCCTGAATCTGCTTCCTGATAGTTTCAGCGCTTGAGCCATTCATTACACCGCGCTGGATGATGCCTTCCATATCCGACAGTTCGTCAGCAGGAATGGATTTAATCAGCCTGGTGTTCTCTGATACCCATAACTCCTGCATCTCTCTCAGCCATGGCTCCGCGCGATAAGCATCTACGCCAAGTACACCTGATGAGGCGGGAGCAGTTGTCTGTCCGGCAATAACAGCCTGCGAAGGTGGGATGTCATAGCCAGTTCCACCCTTCACAACCAAACGCCATTGCTTGTCGTTAAACTGACTAGTTAGCGCGAAGAATGTCGGCAGCCGTTCAATTACTGGCTGAAAGATGCGGTTGCCAGCGTTGCGGAGATAGGCCAGCACAGCAGACATATCGTCCTGCCAGCCGTCGAAGCGGATATCGCCGTATGCTGAGTTGATTTCTTTGTTGAACTGCCTGGTAGCCTTTACAAGCGCGTTGGTGTAGTCACGTTCTATGCCGTAGGGATGAAGCCAGACTTTAGCCATTACTCATCTCCGGATAGACGTAGCCTCCACGTTTTTTCAGTGTGGCGACACCTTCATCGTTGCTCACCCATCCAAGCTGCGAATAACGTTCATCAGCCTGTGACCACTGGTTAGCCGTCTCTGCCTGCTCTTTCTCTGTTGGCACTGAGAGAGGATTGAACTTAATCGTCCAGGTTTTATCAGTGGTGAGGAAGTTGACCGCCTTTTCTATTGCAGGTCTCGCCTCATCCTTCTGCTTGCGGCCAATCAGCTGCTTCCATGACTCAGGCACGGTGGTTTTATCCGCCCCCTGACCAGATGGCGTTTTGGTGAACAGGATTTGCTCATCGATGCCGGTCAGCGCTGATATGCGTAACTGCTTGCGGTCCTGTACATCGACCACACCCTCAAGAGAGCCATTTAGCAGTTCGTACTTCTCTGTTTTTGCATCTACGCCGATGGTGTTGCCGTTACTGCGCGTCATGTCGACCATGTTGAGACGAGCCTGAACAGCGTCGCGCCCCTCACCGTCTTTGCACAGGTCAGCAAGGTCAGCAGCAGACCAGACGCCCTGCTGTTTACGCTCAAGAAGACTTGTAGCGTGTGCGTGGCTCATGCCGTAATCAGTCAGCGCCTGATAGACTCCCTGCAAGCACGAAGCGCCCCATCCCTGATTCTGATGGCGAATCTGGTTAGGTAGTCGCTCTCCGTCGAACACATGGCATCTGCTGGCGTGAACGTAGTAAGGCGTCCCAGAGATAGGGTTGATCTGGTACTGGATGATCTCCCCGTAAGTAATGCTTTCCGGATTTAGGTCACGCAGGAAAGGCTGCACCTGATAGCGGTCGTACACACGTACAAACTCAAGCTCACCCTCTCCAATCGGCGACTGAAGGTCTCCGCCATCATTAACGCCGAATAGCATCAACGAACCGCCATATAAGCGAGCCCATGCTACGGCATCTGTAAACTGCTGCGTGAGGTTAAGTTCATCCCAGCGAGACATGATCTCTGGCTCGTTGTTAGCACCCTCAACCGTGAAGCCTGCACGAAACATTTCGTCGGCTACCACGTCGACAATGCGACGTCCTAGCCCATCACCGAGATAGATATTATCTAATGTCGCCCTGGTTAGCAGATGTGCGAAACGGATGCGGCTGTAGGCTGACCTGTCGCCACCTGTTCCGATGTTCATGAACACGTTCTGATAGCTGTCCATGTTCATCTTCTTGTCGATTTTCTTTTGCTGCCTGTTGTTGCGTTTAGCCATTGCCTCACCTTAACTGGCAAGGGCTTTAAGCCTCGCCAGAGCATTAGAAGTTGGCGCAAAGGCCATAATTAAAGAGTCGGCCATGTTTGGCGACGGGATGCCGCGTTTTTTCATGTCCTTTTTGCTCTCTACCTTTACCCTGCCGTTGTTGTCGTAATCGACGCGAGGGCGTGACAGTTCTGCCTTGAGGTATTCGAGATTTTTGATGTCAGATGAAAGGCTGATGAGTTGGTCGTCAGGGAACGTCTCGCCATGCTCTATAGCTCTCCAGGTGTTATAGAAACGATTTCTCACTACCCACCATGCCTGAGCCTTAAGGTTCGCGAACATGTCTCTGTTGGTCTTTCCTGGCTGGTATTCTCGGTCTGGCTCAAAAACTGCCGCCGCCGCATTGAATCCCTCCACCTGGCTTCTGGCGATGCGGTTCAATTGCGCCTTCACGCCAGCGCCAACCCCTATCGAGTCGTAAATGACCTTGTCTGCAGCAATGGAGTCTGCGTACTGATTAACCCTGTTAGCAGACTCAATGACATCGCCTCGACTCCACTCCTGAACATCCTTAACTACTGAGCCATGTGCCATAGTGATCGCGTTGCTATCCTCGCCTTCATCGGCAACGTCAAAGCCGATTCTCTTAGCGCCAGATGCTTCAAAATTGAGCTTAATGTGTGCATCTACCGCTGCTGCTATCCAGGAAGGCTTAATAATCGCGAGGTCGCTATCTGCTACCGGCTGCCCTTCCCAGATATGCTGATAAAGATCGAAGTCCTTACGCTTGCACTCCTCCATTTCGAGGCGCAATACATCTGGGAAGTGAGGGTTGTCGTTCCAGTTAACCGTCAGCAGGCAAATATCATCAGGAGGGTTAATGACGAATCTTTGGTGAGTATCGTCAAGAATGTTCTTTGGGTTGTAGCTTACCCATATTTCAGAGCCAGGCTTTCGAATCGTAGGAATGAGTACGTCCCAGCTGGCCTTTGTTACTGCCTCAGCCTCTTCTACCCAGCATATGTCTATGCCTTCCAGGGATTTCACTTTCGTGATGTTGTTTTTAATCCCGTAAAACATGAAAAGGCTATTCGTCACCAGGTGGCGGATATAGACCTTCTGTATTTCGAACTCGCGGTTATATCCCTCACGCTCTATCGTGTCGGCGATAAGCTGGATAACGGAGTCAGCGATGCTTGCCTGAAATTCACGAGCACAAAGGAATCGGTATGTGCCTCTGCGGGATATCTCAACGAGTAGCCTGGCGATAGACCATGACTTACCGCTGCCTCGACCGCCCTTTGCCACCTTGTAGCGATGAGGTTTAATGAACGGCTTGAATACAGGGTTAAGTTTCGTCATCTTCAAAAAGTTCCGACAATGGCTTTGTGGCCGTAATCGTTAGCTTCGACACTTTCGGAGGTTCCCATCCCTGCAACTCTGCAAGTTGCTTGATGGCAGCTTTCGGATCGTGAAGCTTGATTGATATTCCACGCTTACCCGCCGTGAGCTCTGAGATTGCTGATAACGAGCCAGCGCTCTGCAATGCTGAATCTTTAAACTTCCAGCCAGCCTGAATGATTGGCTTTCCGTTATCGTCTGTACCTAGCTCTACCTCGCTAAATTCAACCATCTCATGCAAAGATGCCCTTCCCATCACTGAAAGCCGTTCAAGGGCTTCCTGTCGCGTCATAACAGCGTTTGTGATGGCTTCCCTGTTCATCTCGTCGATAAATGCTTTTACCTTAGGATTGGTTAGGATTTCACTCGCACACGCACTGGCGGTTTCATCCTTCCTGGCCTTACCACCGGCTTGTTTGTAAGCATCAATTTGGCTAAGCCCCTTCACGATGCCTAACGCAAACTTCTGCTGTAGTTTTGTCAGATCATCGAATAGGGCTTTCTGGTATTCAGTTAGCTCCATGTCGATTCCTTGTGGTTGTCATTATCGAAGCCCCTCGCAAGGAGCTTCTGTAATGCCGCTATTTGCCGACGCAATTCTGCGTTGGCTACCCTGCTTTCGCTTCCATCAGCGTGATCATGTCAGGGTCCATCTGGCTGACGATCCGCTCACGAGCGCAATTCAGAAGCTTCTTACGACCACCGACTCCCCACTTATTCATTGCCCGGGCGCAGTCGCTCACTTCTTTGGTCTCATTGGCGATCAGCAGGTCAAGCCGATTCAGACGAGACATATTGGTGATGCCGTTAAGTACCGCCTCCCGGAATGTTTCATAAACGCGGATTTCAAATTCAGGCCTAATCCATGCCGCATAGCGAATAGCTAACAACTCGGCAGCCCAGACGCCTTGGTTAACACCACCATTCACAATGTTAAGTGATTGATTTTCTTCCAGACGACATTTTTGTCCTCTGGAATCCAGTGCAGAAACAAAGCGCTTTACCGCCGCACTTCGTATGAATTTATTCGGCCTCTGTGATTCTGTCGCCTCACCATTGGCAACGGCTGCTGCATGTAGATCGTTCAGGTTATATCTCCCTGCGGAGTCAACCCGGACAGAAATGCCGTAGACATTCACGGTTTGTTTTGTCATGTCGGTAATTACCTTTTAGTGATGAACCTTGCCTCACAGGAAATCCGGCCCTCAGAGGCTCCGACAGCCAGCCGGCATCCTCAAGGGTCATCCTGAAAGGTTCTGAGTGGTGAAGTGCGCGTGAGATGCGCGGTGAAATTCAGGTATAAAAAAGCCCGACCGAAGTCAGGCTTTGTTTGTTTATTTTGGTGACGAATTACTTCACCGTTTCAATGGTCGAGCCGTGAGAGTTCATCACGTAAACCTGATCGCCCGGGTAGATGAACTGGTAACGGATGCCATCAAAGGCGCGTTTCTTCGCATGCTCTGGGCTTTCGAAGTCCTCAATCAGGACGGCAATGGCGTCATGGTCCAATACGCCGTCGCGCTCACTGACAATCAACTCCTCTTCCTGTAGTGCGTGTTTGCACTCTGGATCGGCATACACATCCGGCAGCCAGATAGCAAAGTCAGGGTTAGAGTGGTCATTAGTGAGTTTGAGGATGTCGTCAAATCGCTCTGAGTCTGCGCGTGCCACTGTAAACGTAGGCATTTCGCAGATATGGGTTACGCCGTTGATGATGGTTTTTACTGTAAACATGCTTATTCTCCTGCTTCTTCTGGTATTAAAAAGCCCCGCTATTGCGAGGCTCTTGATGATTCGATTTTCCTGATTGCTGCCTTATCCAGATTGCACTGCCCCAGCGCCGTGTAGAGCTGAGCGTTTAACTCGAGACTTGCCTGCCATGTGAACGGAACCACCATTCCGGGGATCGGTGTGTCTGCGGTCAGGTCAGCGCTTATCGGCACTACCGGGGCTGGCACGTAAACTGTCTGCGTATTCCCGCAGGCTGTCAGCAGCGGCAGAAGGAACAGGCTGGTTAGCGCACGGATCTCCTTCAAGCACCTGCCTGATGTAGACAATGCGCGTTTCGCCTTTATGGGCCAGTTCGTTCTTTGCATTCTGGGTAGCCTGTGAGATGTCACGGATGAGGTTCATCGTGGTGATCACGTTGCTGGTGATCGCCTCTGATGTGTCCGCCCGGACCGTCGCTTTGTCGCGCTGGTCTTTGTAGGCGATGGCGTTGTTGCGGTAGTGGTTCACGAAGAACACCAGCACGCCGATTACCGCCACCACAATCAGTTGCAGCCAGTAACGCTTAACCAGTGCACCAATCACGACAAGAACAGAGCGCGCTCCGCCTCACGCCGACGGGTAAGCCCATTCAGGACTTTGCCGCCAGCTTTATTCCAGCGCAGGAATTCATCGGCTGCGCCAGCGTAATCACCGGCGTTGAGTTTGCGCAGAAGAGTCGATGTTGATAATGACCGGGCTCCGAGGTTATACGTGAACGACACCAGAGCATCGAATTGCCCTTGAGCCAGGCCAACTTTAACCAGGCGAGACACGTCGCTTTCGTAGCTGACCAGTCCAGTTTTCAGCAGGCGCTCTGCTGTTTCCTGCTTAATCGTCATCCCGGCGTGGATTGGTTTCCCGTCGACAGGCTGAGTCCAGCCATAGCCGATCGTCCACACACCGACGCTGTCCTGGTACGCGGTAAGCTTGCAGCCTTCGAACTGCTTGATCAGGGCAATGCCTTTATCACTGGTTTGCATTCTTCATCCCCGTCAGGCGTTCCCAGAAGTACGTCAGTGCCACGGAGCCCATCGCCCCGCTGATACCAGACGTAACCAGAATCATGTAAAGGCTAAGCCCGCTTTCAACGCTGATCAGGCCACCAATGAGACCGGTAAAGCCGGACACTGCAATTTGCGCCAGCGCGTTGATCCAGCTCCAGGTTGCTTTGTTCTGCTTCACGTCAATAAGGTATCGGACCAGGCCGCCCCAGCATGACAGAGCAAGGACAATCAGCCATGACACTCCGGCAATGCTTTCTTTATCTTGCATACGTTTAGCCATATCACCTCCGAAAAACGGGGTGCTGTTTGTGTAGTGGGGAAAGGCCGTCAGACACGATAGATACGTGGCATCAGGAATTGATTGTCTGCGGCCTGAATAAAAAACCCGGCGACAGGCCGGGAAGATGAGGGTAAGGCAATGTCGGCTCTATGGCCGAAGGGTCCCAGGTAGTGGGTTTGGTTTGTGGTGGCCGGCGCTGCTATCCGGCATTCACGGCTATCGCTTTACGACGCCATCAGGACATTCACCACAACGGACAGAGCACTCATGACTCGCATCATGTGGCGCAACCCCACGGCAGGGAGTCGAACCCTACAAATGCTCTTTCCTGTTGTGCACTCCGTTTCGTGGAGCGGACGGCATAACGTATTCGCGAATTCAGTTATGCACCTGATGCAAGATAAAGCCGCCGAGATGACGACTTGTTTTGCTGATGGCTCGCCTGGCTGGATTCGAACCAGCGACCAACCGCTTAGAAGGCGGTTGCTCTTTCCTCTGAGCTACAGGCGAATTTGGCGGGACAGGAAGGATTCGAACCTTCGACCATTCGGTTAACAGCCGAACGCACAACCGCTGTGCTTCTGACCCTGAAA